ATGACGATTATCAGAGATAAAAAGCAGCTGATCATGAAAGGAAAACTGACCCGCTGGGATGGCAGTTATTACAATTATGAGATTCCGGCACTTGCCAAAACAGAAGCAAAGGCAGCGAAAGAGGAAATCATTTTTAAGGATGAATTTAAAAAAAGGCAAGAGGATATTCAGAATCGGTTATCAGCCGGCGAATACATAGAGGAGATTCTGGGGCCAACACCGCAAATAGCTGACTACCCAAAAAGCAAAATAAAAGAATACAAGAAAAATTATGATGAAAACATAGCAAAAGCTAAGGGACTTTTTAAACCAAAAACTCAAACACGCAAGGATAGGCTTTTTAATAGCGTATGCGAGGACTTTTTGAGCAGGTATGTAGATGTTAAGGAATCCACAAAAAAGACGAAGGAAGACGATTTAAAGCGCCCTATAGCGAAGTTTGGGGATAGGGATATTGTATCAATCACATCAGAGGAGCTACAAGAGTACATATGGCAGCTTGATTATGAGATTTCAGAGAGGTCAGTTAAGAAAATATTTTACGCAATGAATCCGGTCTTTCGGCTTGCTGTAGAAAAGGGATACATTCCTGCAAATCCCATGAGCAAAGTAAAACGAAGAATTAACAAGGATAAGCCAAGAGAGGAAATGAAAATATGGGAACCGGATGAATTTCAGTTGTTCCTGGATGAGTTCCCAGAAAAAGACCGGTTTTATTATTTCTTTGAATTTTTATATTTCATGGGAACCCGATCGGGCGAAGCAAACGCCCTTACCTGGAACGACATCCATTTCAATGAGAACACCGTGGAAATAAAAAAATCCGTGTCTTTCAAGCTGCGCCCGTATAAAATAACATCACCTAAAAATCCGAACGCCCACAGAAAAATATCAATGCCAAAAAGAATCCACGATTCATTAAAGGAGTTATACAAGACGCAAAAGGAGTATGAGGGCTTCACACAGGATTGTTTTGTGTTTGGCTTCGATAAGCCACTGGATCCGGAAACAGTCCGCCGGGTAAAGCGTGAAAAAGTAAATGCAGCCAATGAAAAGGATGAAAATAAGAATAAACAGCTTGAATTGATCAGAGTACACGATTTCAGGCACTCTCACGCGTCTTATCTAATAAATAACATGTCTGATCAGTTTACAGATTTTGACGTTGCAAAGCGACTGGGAGATACGGTACAGACACTGCACAATACATATGCGCACTGGTTTAAACAGCGTGATAAGAGTATCATTGATTTTATGGATAAAGATGCATGTAAAAAAAAGGATGATGATTTTAAGAGAACGAATGCAATACGATATGATGAACTGAAAGCACTCAAAGAATTATTAGATAATGATATAATTACAAAAGAGGAATTTGAAATAAAAAAGAAAGAGTTTTTAGGAATATAAAAAGGATGAGTAAATTCATCCTTTATTATATTGTCTAAAAAAGGTAAATAATTCATTTAAAGTTATTCTGTGATTATGTAAGAATTCGTTAAACCAGAATTCCATAGACTTAGCATCGTCAATTTCTGATTGAGTGCAGTTGCCATCTATTATCTTATCTCTATTCAGCGAATAAGTACACTTTTTGTCACTTGTGCTGGCGATTACTTCGTTAGGCGGTAAAATGGAGATTTCAATGTTTTTATCAAGTTTACTTGTATAAATAATGCCTTCATCTTTACCGGGAATATATAGCAGATTTTCTGTATTTACGTTAAAGTCAACATTTATATAGTTTTCTCCTTTGGAAATTTCAACATCTTTTAATATCGCTGCTTTAATATCGTCATAATCACGAGGTTTTTGTAATTTATATTCTTTTAAAGCCTGATCGATGATGGACTTACCTTCCTTTTTAGCAAAATATTCAACGCTATCTCTGAATTCGTTTTCAGATAAACCTATATTGGATAATATCTCTTTGTAATCTTTTTTCACATCATCTAATGCTGCCCCATCGGAAGAAGAAATTATCTCATCATTTACATCCTTTACAAAATAATTTGTTGACTGTGAATCTTCCATATAAGTTATATTACCGCTTTTACCATCATCAACATCAACACTTATTATCGCATCATTGTCGTCATTATAAAGTATGACTTCATAGTTATAATTAGGCTCTTTAAGGATTCTAGCGCATTTTTTTTCAACACCATCAATATTATAACAAGAGTTGTTTACATCTCTGTAATCTCCGTTAATATCCCTATAATTAACTAAAATTTTGGAGCTATAATTTTTTAATGATTTATAAGATTGCTCAGGTGTTTTTGTTGTAGCACAACCACCTATAAATATTGATGCCAAAATGCCATATGTAAATAGTTTTTTCATTTTATTTCCCTCCATATTATTTATTTCATTATAGCATAAGAATATTAAACATGGAAAATATTTCCAATTCATACAATATATGTAAAAATAATATACTTCTTGCTATAATATATACATGCTTTGCAAAGGGTGTAATTATAAGGAGATAGCGAGCATATGTCTGAGGAAGAGCTAAAAAAATATATAATTGATATGGTTTTAAGCATTCGTTCTATAAATAAATTACGTCGTATTTATTCGTATGTATTGCATTATTTTATTAAGTGAAGTAACAAAAAGGCGAGGAAAACCTCGCTTTTTGTCATGCTGTTTAAATACTAATTTTTTTGATCAGTGTGAAGCTCCTTTTTTAATATGGTTAGAAGTTTGTTCAATATTGCTTCTGAGAATTCTGCGCGCTCATCTTTTGGCATATCAAGATACGTCTTTATCAAATATAGATCTATTTCATTCAGATCATATTGCATTGCCAAATCATCAAGTGCTGAACCTGGTGCTTCAAACATTTCACCTTTTCCTTCGGTAAGCCATAAGTAATTAACGTTATATGTCTTACTTATTAGCTTTGCGAGTTGCGTCGTTAGCCCATTTACACCTTTTTCAATACGAGAAATTGAAGCTTTCTGAATACCTAAATTTTCACCAAAGGATTCCTGACTTAAATTCAGCATTTTACGCAATTCTTTAACACGGTTGTTTGCACCCATATAGATACCTCCATTATTTAATTATATTATACAACAAAAAAACGAGGTTTTCATTCCTCGTTTTTTTGCATTTTTTTTGCAAACGTTTGAAAAAAATTTTGTACTGCTTTTCGTTCTTCCTTTGATGATTCCAGATATGTTTCAATTAAAGCTCTGTCATCTTTGTTCAAATCAAATTGTTCCACAACTTCATCAATGATTGTTTCTGGAAATGCGGTAAACATATCCACATCAGCACCTTCTGCAAGCCAAAAGTAGTCTACATTGAATTCTTTGCAAATAAGCTTTAGCGTTTGTTCGGATGGGTTGGTTGTTCCTTTTTCAAACCCAGATATGGATGATTTTGAAATGGCAAGTCTGTTTCCGAATTTTTCCATAGATAGGTTGAGGGTTTTTCTAAGAGTATAAATTCTATCTTTTAATTCCTTTGCATTAGCCTCTTTTTCCATATTGTCCTCCTTTCTGCTCATATAATATGCCTAATATAAAAATAAGTCAAGTTACAGAACAAAAAAATGTTGACAAAGTTAAGTAACAGAATTATAATGTAAACGTACAGAACGAAGGAGGTAAATAAATGACAGCAGAAGAAATGCGCAATGACCAGAAAGAAATCTATGAGCTGGCCGCAATGCTTTATGAAGCAAAGAAACGAAATCCGAATATCAGCCATGACCTTAATATTTTCTTCAAAGGTTTATCTATTGGTGTAAATATCAGCAATGGATTCCAGTCACCGGCAGTTTAAGGAAAGGGGCGTGAAAGGATGAAACAATTAAATATCCCGGTATATGTAGGGAATAAGGAAATTTGCAAGGAATTTAATTGTTCTCCTGCTACGGCGGTAAAAATCATGAAGAATGTCAAAGTTGCAAACAAAGATAAAAAGAATCCATACGAGAGAAAGGTGCCGCTTTCTTGGGTGCTGGAAATGTATGGAGAATGATGAGAAAGGAGAGTGATCAGATGGAAAATGAAATGATTGCAATATCTGAAACACTGTACGAAAATATAAAAAATCTTGAATATAAGCAAGCGCTGGCGGCACTTGAAATAGCCAAGATTCTTTATGAAGCAAAGCAATGTAATTCAGATAACTATACGCCGTCTTTATTTTCAGGAAGATCTGTTACGAACGAGTAACATTCATTTAAAATGTTTTGAATATCAGTTCCTGAAAGCGCTTTTTGAGATTGATTCATGTTTGACACAGCATGTAAAGCAGCACAAGCCAATTCGACAGCTAACTCTTTATTGCTTTTTTGAGACATATAATTCACCCCCTTCCCGTATAGGTAAATAATACCATACATGAAAAGAAGGTCAATAATTTACAAAAGGAGGAATATACATGACAGCAAATGAATCGCTTATTACAGAAAGCCGTAAAGCCAAACGCGAGTTAATCGATAAAGCGGTATCCGGTTTATCGCTCAATGAAGCAGAAGAAAAATTTCTGGCGTTTCTTGTGGATATGGAAGACGTGGAAACTGTGTTAAAGTTTTGCAACATCATTCGGAAGGCAAAGGAGTATCGGCAGTGAAAATATGGAAAGTATCTGTGGCCAGTGTGATGCTATTGACCGTAACAGTTAGCGCTATTTTGGTAAAAAATGAGTGGGAACAAAAAGTCGAAAGGTTGCAGCTGCTGAACAAAGTAGCAAACGAAGAGCTGCAGATGGTTCGGCAGGTCGTGAAAGAGCAGAACGCTGAGCTGCAGGAAAAGGATAAGGAAATTGCGCATTTGGAATCACAACCAAAATGAACAGCTCTGCCTGGCGAGTTTAGGATAACATACTATGGCATGGATATCACTTCAGCAACGGCAAGCGGCGCTGATCCGGAGATTGGAGTGACTATTGGTGTAGATCCTGCTGTGATACCATATGGTACTATCGTGTTAATCAATGGTAAAGAGTACGTGGCGCAGGATACCGGAGATTACACCGGAAACCATATCGACATCCTATGCGAATCAGAAGCTGCGGCAGAACGATTAGGGACATATAAGACTAAGGTATTTATAAAAAGTGAAAGAGGTAAAGACCATGGAAAAGACTGACAAGCTTTATCTTATCAATGCGAAGCTGAACGAGATAAGAGAATCAACACAGATGTATCGCGAAAACGAGAATATGTATTGTCATTTTAACAAAGTCTTAGAGCATCTGGATGCTGCGCTGGAAGAAATGCGAGAACATCCACACTGGAAGCGTCCGATCAACCTGCCGGAAGATATGATATGGTCGGACGCTTGCAATCCTGATGACCGATCAGACCCATTTGCATATGGCGGTGATATGCCGGTGGAAGACTTCGTGCGTATGCAGGACGAATATTTTGCAAATGAAGGAAATGAGGTACTAGATGCTGCGGATTTCCGGAGTGAAGCAAAAGCAGAGGAGGAAATTGAGAACAATGAAGAAAATAAAAGCGCAGCCGGTATCAATGGCTGCGATACAGGATGCGCTATTGATGGAAATGCGGAATGTCGAACATCCGTTGACGGTGAGAATCGCGTTACAAAAAGATTCTATACTTGTTCTGTTAACAGAAAACCGGAAGTATATAGCGTCGTTCCAGATAAACAGCAACATGAAACCGACCTACCAGCAAAGGATATTTCGGGATGCGGTACACGCCATCCGTAACGCGCAAAAAAAAGAATGTTTAACCTGACAAGCCTAACATTCTTTCCATAGTGAGTTGGTTGATTGTTCAACCTACCTTTATTTTACCACAAAGCGCTTGAAATGCAAGTAAATAGAGGTATTTTGGACAATCTCTAACGGCCTTGGAATGGATATTAACAAGTCAACCAAAGGAAGAGATACATGAAGAAACACAACAGACAACGAGGCAGGCCATCGAAACAGCACTACCTCAACTATGATTATGAGAGAGCATATGACATACAAGCGAGCATGCTCTCTGAATCACAGATCGAACGTGCTTTGAAGGATGGGAAAATCAAATCAATATATGCAACAAAGTCTATCTACTCAGGGACGCAGCTGGAAGTCGAGATATTCCCGGAATTTACAAAGAGATGCATGATACCGGCGGCAGGCAAAAGAAAACCAACTAAGAAAGAAATGCAAAACCTGAATGATAAGAACGCTAGGAAGAAGGTCATACGAATATTGAATACAAATTTCAGAAAGGGATTTTGGATAACGCATGGCTATGAGGACAGATTCCTTCCTGAGAGTATGGAGGAAGCATTAAAGGACATTCAAAATTATTTCCGGCGTGTGAATCGTTTGCTCAAGAAAAAAGGAATGGAACGTGCAAAGTATCTTTACGTAACAGAATGGGAGGAGGATATTCGCTGTCACCATCATTTTGTAATTGATTGTGGGTTAACAATGGATGAACTCAACAGGCTGTGGACGAAAGGAAAAAGAAGCGAGCTGCGTCCTATTGACTATGACGAAAACGGATTGACTGGAATGGCGAACTATATCACGAAGAAGCCGCGTGGAAAGCGCCGCTGGAACACCAGCAAGGGTAATCTGAAACAGCCGACCATCCGGAAGAATCACTCAACGTTTAAACGTAAGCATGCAAGAGCGATGAAAGAGGACTTTTCCGTGATTGAGCGGATGCTGAAGCAGGAATACAAAGGCTATGTGTTTAAGGATGCACAAGTCTTTGTTAATCAGGTAAATGCAGGGATATACATATATGCGCAGCTGCGGAAATGGGACCCGATAAAGGATGGCGATAACAGTGCATAACACAGCCATAAATTGGAGGAGAAAAAAATGAGGCAATCAATAAATAGAATTAAAAGAAATATCAGAGGAGCGAATATGAGTAACAAAGATATCGCTACGTGCTTAAATGCATTTCTCATGGACATGGATATCAGTGTACAAGAGCAGGATGTAGCAAGCTATCTGTCCGGTGAAAAAGAAATACCCGAAGTTATCAGATCTATTATGGAAGTGGCATTTTGTATTACCGCTGTTAAAGTGCAAAGTTATGAAGATGTCATAGAACTCTTGAGAGAAGTCAAGGAAGAAAGAGTGCTGACATATAAAGATTTGGAAGAAATGACTGGATGTAATTATAAAACAGTGCAGAGATACATAAAAGATGGGTACTGCATGCCAGCTGATATTATGATCAAGCTCATAAATATGCTGGGTTTTAGTATCACAATACAATAATGCGTAGTTGCGTATGTGGGACCCGATAAAGGATGGTGATAAAAGCACATGAAGGAGATTATAAGAAAGTGCAGCATGTGCGGCGAATACAAGCCGGAAAGTAAATTCCGATTTATGAGAAAGCAGAATCGACACAATGCGTATTGCAAAGAATGTGAACGCTGGTATAACGCGAACTACAAGCGGCTCAGGCGGGAGCAATAGACAAGTGTAATCGAAGATAAATAGCAACACGAGGAAGGAGAGAGATAACCACGGATAATACAAAAATAGTAAAGGCAATGGAACGAATTGAGAGTATATACCATGATACCGGTGGTAAGTGCTACGTATCATTTAGCGGAGGCAAAGACAGCACAGTCATACTCACTCTCATAAAAATGTGCGAAGAGATATATACGTTACCGCGTAACGCCATACCAGCAGTATTTTGCAATACCGGCATTGAGTTGGGAGCTACAGTTGAGTTTGTACAATGGGTAAAGGATAACTATTACTCCAACGTGCAGATTATCCGACCAGATCCCAAACGACCGTTTGACTGGATTGTAAAAAACAAAGGTAAACCGATAAAATCAAAATTAAAATCAGAAAATATCGGTAAAATGCAACGTAATGACAATCCTTTTTATCTACAACAATTACTAGGTGACGATACAGGACATTATAAAAGCACAAAAATCGCTAATAAGGACATGCATATATTACACCCGGATTTTGACATCAAAGTCAGTAACAAATGCTGCGACATACTCAAAAAAGACCCATTCAAAAAATATGCTAAGATAAATGGCATTTTAGGTAATTTATTGGGTGAGCGAGCCGCTGAGGGTGGTGCACGTAAAGCAAACATGGAAAGTAGGTTGGCAAAGGGCGGTAAAGCCTGCACTAGATACAGAAATGGTCTAATCGCAAAAATGCCTTTGATTGATTGGACAGATAAAGACATCGAGGACTTTACCAATGAGCATAACGTACCTTTATCCAAAGCGTATGCTGAGCAAGGTTACAAGCGTACAGGATGCTTCCTGTGCCCTTATTCTTTACAACTTCGGGATAAATTAGTCAAATTGCATAAGTATGAGCCATTACGTTATAAAGCTGCTATGTACTGGCTAAAGGATGTGTATATAGCTCAGGGTGTAAGCCTACCGTTTGACCCTGTATATGAAGCGGAAAGATTAAAGAAATGGAATGACATGTATTACAAAATGCGTTATGAAATGCTTTTGAAATACAGACCGCTATCAGCAAAAAAATATGAAAATGAGCAGCAATGTTTATTTTAAATAAAAATGATGTCCTCCATCCATGTGTTGAGTAAGACAACGATACCTATTTCATGCGCAGGATAGTTGATAAAAAGGCAAATAGCTCAGCATGGTACATGCGGGAAGGGAGGGGAATTTGACGCATGGTTGGAGGACATCATAAGGAGAATATTTTATGAAACCTATACTTAAATATCCAGGTAGCAAGTGGCGGATGGCTCAATGGATAATTGACCATTTTCCAGAAAACTATGAGAACATGACATACCTAGAACCTTTCTTTGGATCCGGATCTATTTTCTTCAACAAAGAACGTTCTCGCATCGAAACTATAAATGATATGGATAGCGATGTCATTAACTTATTTAAGATGGTGAGACAAAAACCTGCGGAGTTAGCATACCTGGTCAGTATGACACCGTGGAGCAGATCAGAATACAAAGACAGTTATGTAAAAACTGATGATGAATTGGAAAATGCAAGGCGCTTTATCGTAAGGATGTGGCAAGCAATAGGTGCAAAATCATCAGATAAAACCGGATGGAGAAACAACATCGACGCTCAGAACAGAACGATACAGGGGTTTAATTTGGTATTACCGGAAACTATCATGCAAGTTTGTGTCCGATTGCAGCATAGCAAAAAGGGTACAGTGCAAATTGAGAATCAGGATGTGTTTAGATTATTTGAACGGTATGACAGAGATAGTGTGTTGATGTATCTTGATCCACCTTATGTATTGAGTACACGGAGTAAGCGAATCTATAAGCATGAGTTTACGGATGCTGACCACATCAGACTTTTAAAGCTATGCCAAACATCAAAAGCAAAGATTATCATATCTGGATATAAATGTGATTTGTATGATGAGTATCTTGCTGGATGGTACTCAGACAGCATTATTGCAGATTGCGAATCCGGCCAGAAAAGAACTGAAACAATCTGGATGAATTACAAACGTGAAAACGTTCAGCTTACGATAGATGAATTATTAGGAGGAAGATATGAAGGCAGAACCAATAGAATTGAAAACTGCAAATGAATTTGTTGCAAATCTACACAGGCATCATCCTCCTGTTTATCGTGATAAATTCCGCTTAGCATGCATCGCGGATGATGGACATATGTGTGGAGTGATACAGGCAGCTAGACCGGTATCCAGACACATGGATAACGGTAAAACGATAGAAGTAGTAAGATGCTGCACTGACGGAGAATACAATGCCTGTAGCTTTCTATATTCACGCATGGCTAGGATTGCAAAAGAAATGGGATACAAGAAAATTATTACTTATATTTTGGATAGCGAAACAGGAGCCAGTTTAAAGGCTGCAGGATGGCACAAAGAAGCTGATACATACGGACATAGTTGGAATTGTTCGAGCCGTCCAAGAATTACTAAAGCGCCACAATGTAATAAGCAAAGATGGAGCAAGGCATTATAAATGAAATGAGGGAAGAACATGCACTATAAAGTAACATGGACAATGTATTTTACAGACAGCAATATACCGGACACAATAGCGACAGCTATTGTTGAAGCTGCAACAGTAAGCAAGGCACGCTATGCAGCATATAAGCAGATGATTCCGGATAGAGGATATCGGTTTGAATGGTTTATGAACGAGACAGAAGTTGAAAAGGAGAGTGCACAAATGATACATAAATTGAAAATCTTACCTCAGTATTTTGAAGATAAGCTGCAAGGTATGAAAAAATGGGAAGTCCGCAAAAATGACCGTCCATATAAAGACGGGGACACTCTACAATTAGAAGAATGGAGTGAAGAAACAGGATATACCGGAAGGACACTGCAGGAATATATAAAGAAGATATATACGGAAGCACCAGGAATCAAAGAAGGATATATCATTATGAATACAGAATATATTTCAGCAAGCTATAGAGAAAAAGGAGAGTGAAGGATCTTGAAAGTACATATTGAAAAAGATATTTACATCCCATCCGGCATCTATTGCGCACAGTGCAGTAAAAAAAAGACAGATATCCAAGGAAACGCGTATTGCGATGAATTTGGAGACTGGATTCATACATCGAATGATGGCACCGGAAGAATCGTGAAATGTGTAAGCTGTTTTAAAGCAATGCAACGGCAGATCACAGGAAAGAGATAATGATATGCAGATAGATTTCAATATCCCGGTACGCTGCCCTTTCTGCGGTGTTTGGGTAGAAGATAAGTTTTCCGTTAGTATACGTGAGGACACTACCAAAATGCTGCAGTGCCGCTGCGGAAAGAGCTTCTATGTGCGACGGGAAATTTCGGCTAAAGTAAAACTGTATCCGGTGAATTATTTTGAAACGAACGGAAGATCGGGAGCTGGCTTCCGGATGGACCAGCAGAAAGGATATGAAGATGATCGTAAGAAAAGAGCAAAGTAAAACGTTTTATAAGTATCTTAAGCTGATATATGACATATTGGCCACTGAAACAAGCGGCTACGCATTGTATATCCACGAAGGAAGGTTATACTTTACGACTTATGCAATGGGTGGAAAGCTGTCCATCAGCAGCTCTGGCGTAGAAGTATATGACGAATTATGCAAAGAGCCGGGAGCGTATGAGATACGTATGACGCCACACAAGGATTTTGAGATATCAAAACTGCCAGAGAGTAAAGTTACGGAGGACATGAAAAACATCTTTAAACATGCAACCATAGGGCTGGAAGAAAAGAATCATCTATGTGAGATCAATAGTAATTGTTCCAGTGTGATTGCAGATATCGCGAGAAAATCAAAACTGCGTATAAAGGACCGATATTTAAAGGTGATGAAGAAACTGCAGGACTTTGATGTAAGCGTGAATAAGGATTTCATTATTTGTACAAAAGCAGAAGCAATTGATAAAGAAAACCTGCAAGTAGTCCTTATCATGTACTTCTGGTGTGAGGATATACAGGATGAATTTGACCAGGATAAACTAAAAATGGAATAGAGATAAATAAGAGAAACAGGAGGGTGAGACATGACGAAAGAGAGAATGCGCCGATCTGTTGATACATTTATCACGAAGGAACGTGAAGCTGAGAAAAGCAAGAACACAGTACGTCATTATGCACATGTCCTGGATCTGTTGTATGACTTCCTGCCAGAAGGTGAATTAAACAAGACCAGTATCATCGAATTTAAAGAACATCTCTTGGAATCCGGATTTGAACCTTCCACCGTGCAGAATTACATCGTGATTGTAAATAAATGGCTGAAATACGCAAAGTTGAAACGCTTAACAGTCACAAATATAAAGGTCCAGGGAAAGGCATCACTGGAAGAAGAGGAGCTGCTCACGCCGGAAGACTTCATGCGGCTCCTGCGGCAGGCGAAACGCATGGAATGCAAACAGTATTGTATGATCATGGAAATCATGGGCTACACAGGCATCCGGCTGTCTGAGCTGCAGTATTTCACGGTAGAGAACATTCAGAAACCAAAGCTGCTTGTGCACAATAAAGGAAAAATACGTACTATCATCATGCCTACGGCGCTAAAAAAGAAGCTGCGCAAATACATTGAAGAACAAGGCATTGGATCCGGTTATATCTTCCCAGGGAAAAAAGAGGGAACGATGCTGCATCCAACGACGGTGTATAAGAATATCCGTAAGATTGCAGCTGCAGCAAAGATAAAAAAGACCAAGGCACACCCGCATGCCTTCCGACATCTTTTTGCAATCAAGTACATCGAGCAGGGTGGACAACCAAGTGACCTGGCGGATATCCTGGGACACAGCCAGCTGGAGACGACGGCCATCTATACACGCACGACTGATAAAATGAAGAAAATACAGGTAGAGAAGATCAACTACCGGAACAGGAGATAAACATGAACAACGATACACAGGCAGTGAACGATGAAAAGAAAGACTATGAAGTGGAATATGAATCTTTTTGGAAAAAGATTATAGAAAATGAAGATGGGACGCTGAATAAGGAACAGATCATGCGTGAACTAGCAGATTACAGTATCGTTATGGATAACTGCATGAAAGCGTATATGGAAATGACGGAACAAAATATATCGAAACCACTCACATACTTTAGCGAAGTATTAGGTGTTTTCCACGAAAGATATATCAGCAAAGCAGAAATGAAGGATGATCTTACTGATATCATCCAGGAGTGTGTAGATTATGATGAGTTGATAGCTGTGTTGACGGATACGTTCGATTTAAAAAAGTCCAGAAAGGTCTGAAAAAAACTCCAAAAGTATGAAGGTAGTGAAAAGTGAAGAAAAGCCTTTGTTTATAGGCTTATTCAAAGGAAAAACCAATCTTTATAATATGGGGTTATATTGATTGAAATACAGGGTAAAGGAGAGTGGAAAGGATGCTGAAAAAGCTCAGATTATGGATGAAACAGCGGCGATGCAAACACGATTATCAATGGTACGTGAAGCAGGAAATGTATGCGAATATCCAAGGCGAGGAAAGATTCTACGTTTGTAGCAAGTGTGGAAAAATAAAAGGATCATATTTCGCGCGATACGAAGGGAATGGGTTTAAGTAATGAAATATCAAGAGTTATATGAAGGCATCGAACTGATGTGCCTATGCACAGATACATACGAAGATGCGGAAGAATATCTGAAACCATTAAGAGAGTTAATTGAACATTACATAGTGTTGGAAGATGCATTCACAAGAGCATGCGAACATATCAAATATGAGAATGCAGAAGGAAAGATGGACGATACATCTGCATGTCCAAAATCCATATATGCCTTCACACCAAACCGCTGCAGGAAAGATAAATGCAGGATGTCAAACGTAGAATGCTGGAAAGAGTGGTTCCTGCACTTGGCAAAGCAGAAAAATCGAAACTGAAAAAGTTTGCACATATTTTTTAATAAAGGACACCGTGAAATGAGCGAAAAGCCTTTATACATCAGCTATTACGTACACCATAAGGCATGCGAAAATACGTTACAGTTTTATGGTGTATGTAACATATTTTGGAAAGGAGGAAGCGAGGAAAATGACACTAAAAAAAGCAAAGGAGATCATGACAAACATCAGCGTAGAAAAGGCAACATACTTCAATACGCTGGAATACGAATCGCAGCAGATGAAGGAAACAGATTTGCATGCGGCATCAGTCAGAACGGAACTGAAAAAGACAAAAGATGAAATCAAAGCGATAGAAGTTGTGATGGGAACGTTGGCGGTATATGAAATGACCGTATAACAAGGAGGAAAAGAAAAATGAATTATGATGAATTTAAAGATTTATATGACATGAGATTTCACGGAAAACTTTATACTGTGATTTTAAAATTGTATCAGTATACAGATACGGATACAAAAAAGAGATGCATCAAGGCGGAAGTATATGATCCTGAAGATGAAGGTTTGAAGACTATCAAGGCACCGATCGAGGAATTTACATTCCCGAAGAGGAAGGCTACATGCAAAACATGCGTATATCAAGCAAAGGGCTATTGCCACAAATTTGAGACTTCCAGAAATAAAGGTAATGAAGCATGCGATGATTATCTTGAATGCGATGAATGATGTAATTACACCGGAAGATGCTGTAGAGGAAGTTAGCAGGATGTCGGATCCAGTAGTATGTGTACGTGTACCGTTTGATGATATGGTGTTGGTAACGCGAGAATCAGGATACGTGGAATCGTATGATGCGCTGCAGCTGACAAGAGAATGGATACAAACACCGGAAAATGTATTTATCCGGCAGTATGGTTTTAAATGGCAACCGCCGGAATCTTCGATAAGAAAGGTAAGAGAAATATATGAGCAAAGTAACCACAAGAAATAAACGATTCAAGAAAGTGGAGAAGATGTTATTCTTACATCCAAAATGTACACAGACAAGTTACAAAAAGTTGGATGAAGCAATCGAAAGCATACAGGGAGATAAATATTACCCAATAATTGATCTACATTACTTTAAGCAAATGACCTTTGAAGAGGTTATTGCAGCAACGGGATTCGCAAAACAGACTGTATATAAGCATAGAGATAGATTGATATGCAGGATCATTGACACTCTATATGCGGATGAAGTAATGAAGGAAATCATGGAAACAAAAGAAGATGTGTGAATATTCCACATCTTTTTTTGTTGCCGGAATATAAATGATAGACGAAATAGAGTACAAAACATAGACAAAAGCGCAGACAAAACCAAGACCAAAGTAAAGACAATACGGTGGATTGTCAAGGATTGCTCTGCTCCCTATAATTGCACCTAAGAAGGAGTGGTAGGATGTTTGATTATTACCACAGGAAGTGGAAGAAGAAGCAGAAGCATATCCTGCGTCTGGATAAGTATAGGGACAGGGTGGCTGCGATGTATGGGCGTACAGAAGAAGCAACGACCGTGCACCATATCTATCCGGCAGAAGAATATCCGGAATATGCATGGTGTGACTGGAACCTAATCAGTGTGAGCCAGGGAAGCCATAACAAGCTGGAGAACAGAAAGACAGGAGAGCTGACAGTGCTGGGAAGGCAGCTGATGGATATAACGATACCCGGAAGGGATTGGAGGAAAAGAAAATGATAGTGGATGAAACGATAGGAAATATCAATGCGGCTACACTTAAGACTTCGAACGAATTTAAAAATACAGTAGAAGATATAACGAAGAACCCTACACCGGTTATTTTGCCAACGAACGGAAGAGATGATGAACTGATGGAAATCATTGCTATGTTGAAATGTGATATTTCGTATATTACAAGAAAAGTATGTGTGGATGGAAAAAAGGAAACTATGATCGTGCTGATGGATAGCTATGATGATCAATAAGATAATCCCCCCCTGGTTTAGAAATTTGAAATTACTTTTTCTCTACTGGGTAGGGTAACTCTTTCCAACTCCGTTGTTTTTTAGAAAAAGGGGGGTGAGCACATGCTGACCGATAAAAAGATCACCATCCGGACCAATAAAATAAGAAATGAAACCATCGAAAAAATGCGAAGTTTAGGCGTTTATCGGGAAGAATTCGCCATCCCGATACAGCGGTATGCAGACATGCGCATGCAATATGATATCTTATGCAAAACATGGCGGGAAACAGGCTGTAAAGTGACCGAAAAGTACACCAACAAAGCAGGTGCTACCAACGTGCGGAAAGCGCCGCTGTACCTGTCTATGGAAAATCTGCGTCGGGAACTCATCGAGATGGAGAACCTTTTCGGACTGACACCAAAAGGATTGAAGGCCATAAAATCGAAAGGACTTGAACAGGGCAAGAAGAGCGCCCTGGGCGAGGCATTGGAAAAGCTTGAACACAAATCTTAAGGAAGTCATGGACTACGTGAATGGGATCTGTGATGGATCTATCGTGGCGAACGAATATCGTATAAAGGCTTGCCGGCGCTTCCTTGATGATCTGCAGGATGAACGATGGGACTTTAAAACGAGTGACGCTGAATTCGTGATCGGTATCATCGAGCTGACGATATGTCATCAACAGGGAGAATCGCTGGATGGTACTGCGCTGAGAGGGACGCCGTTCCTCCTGATGCCATTTCACAAATTCATCATTTACAACCTGGTCGGATTCAAATTGGCGAATACGAGTATCAACAGGTTTACCGAGTGCCTGATCTTCATCCCGCGAAAGAATGTCAAGACGACATTCGCCGGCGCACTGGCATATGCGCTCGGATTGCTGTGGAGAGATTCCGGGTCAAAGATCTATATCGTTGCGGCCGCGATGAAGCAGACGATGGAGACATTCAAATTTATCGAATACAACATCCGCAGGATGGAAGAAGATGATAATGATCATGAAGGGGCATTCCACATCATTGACAACAACAATGAACACTCGATCGATGCAACGATCGGAAACGGATTATTTCATCTGGATGCGTTGGCCGCAAATCCGGATGCACAGGATTCCTTCAACTGCAATCTGGCCATCGCAGATGAGATCCATGCATTCAAAAAACCGAAACAGTATAACCTGTTCAAGGAAGCGATGAAGGCATACACAAATAAACTCATGATCGGTATATCGACAGCCGGAGACGATCCGAACAGCTTTCTCGCACAAAAGGTAACCTACTGTAAAAAGATATTAGACAAAGAAGTCGAAAACGACCGCTATTTCATTTTCATTTGTGAAGCTGATTACTCCACGGATGAAAATGGTGCGAAGTTTTTGGATTTTACGAATCCGCGGATCCAGGAAATGGCAAATCCCGCATATGGGCGATCGATCCGACCGGATGAGCTGATGGAAGGAGCGATGGAGGCACTCAACGATCCGCAGCAGCGCAAAGACTATTTTGCGAAGTCACTGAATGTCTTCACGGATGCAATCGACACATATTTCGACATGATGCAGGTGACTTCATCCGATGAAAAATACAACTGGACATTGGAGGAGTTGGCAAAGCTGCCGATCAAATGGTATGGAGGTGCCGATCTATCGAAGATGCATGACCTTACAGGGGCAACGATATACGGGACCTACAAGGATGTAGACATCACGATATCGCATGCATTCATACCACGGGCGATCGCTCATAAAAAAGCAGATGAAGATAACATACCGGTATTCTGGTGGGAAGAAATGGGATGGCTCACGATGTGCAATAGTAATGTGATCGAATATGAAGATATTGTGAAGTGGTTCGTCAGCATGAAAAAAATGGGCTTCAAACTGAAATGGACAGGATATGATCGCAGATATGCTCGCGAATATGTAATGAAGATGAGAAAAGCGGGTTTCAAAATGAAAGATCAGCTACAGCGATATGTGGAAAAAACAGAAGCCTTCCGTGAAATTGAACGAAAGGTGATCAAACAACAATTCTACTATCTACACAACAAAGCATTTGAATATTGTATCAGCAACGTAAAAGCGATTGAAGATACTGATGAATTCGTACGCTTTCAAAAAGTTATGCCAACACAACGTATCGACTTGTTCGATGCGACCGTCATTGCATGTAAACAGAAGCTGATCGCGAACGAAAAGTCAGCGAATGCAGCGGCATTCTTGGAATAGGAGGGAAACGATGAGCAAGAAGAAATATAAGGGAAAGGTGAGAGCGGACCCGGTGCAGGAAAAAAGTGATAATGCTTCGCTGACATACTTATGCGATGTTGGTGCTTTTGATATGCTGTGCAGCTCCGGATATACATCGCTTGCAAAAAATCCGGAGATCATATCGGCAGTGAACAAAATTGCGAATCTGATCGGAAGCATGTCTATCCATCTGATGCAGAATACCACAGATAAAGGAGATATCCGGATCCGGAATGGATTATCGCGCAAGATCGACATCGAACCGAATCGCTACATGACACGTTCGACCTTCATCCAGACGATCGTGCGTGCGCTATTGCTGGAGGGTGACGGTAATGCTGTAGTGCTTCCAAAAACAAAAGACGGACTACTGGACGATCTGTTGCCGATACCACCAAGTCAGACTACCTTCCTGCCGGACGGCTATGGATATAAGATCATGATCTATGGACAGACCTATGAGCCATGGGACCTCATCCATATCGCTATGAATCCGAATCCGGAAGTGCCATGGAAAGGTGAGGGATATCGCAAAAGTTTGAAGCAGGTCGCAGAGACACTCCTGCAGGCGAGTATCACGAAGAAAGGATTCATGGAATCGAAATGGAAGCCTTCTATCATCGTGAAGGTGGATGCGGATACAGAGGAGCTGAGCAGTAAAGAAGGGCGTTCTCAGCTGCTGGAAAAATATGTGACCAGCACCGAAGCCGGGGAGCCGTGGCTGCTTCCCGCAGATTCGTTTGAAGTAGAAACTGTTAAACCATTGAGTCTAAAAGACCTGGCGATACAGGAAAATGTGGAGCTGGATAAAAAGACAGTCGCATCAATCCTGGATGTGCCGCCGTTCGTGCTGGGAATCGGAGAATTCAAAGCGGAGGCCTGGAACAATTTTATCAATACAAGGATAAAAACGATCTGTCAATGTATCGAACAGGCTTTCACGAAAGCTGTCCTGATCGATCCAACACTATATTTCAGGTTCAATGCACGCTCGCTGCATTCTTATGACATCGATACACTGGCCAATGTCGGTGCAAATCTCTATACCAGAGGGATCATGGAAGGAAATGAGGTACGTGATTGGATTGATATGCCACATAAGGATGGCCTGGATGAACTGGTGATTTTGGAAAACTATATCCCGGCCGGAATGATCGGTGACCAGAAGAAGCTGAAAAAGAAAGAAGGTGAAAAGGATGGATAGAGAGACGCGGCAGCTGCGAAGTGCGCGGGCAAGGTTTGAAACACGCGAGCAGGACAATGACCTATATATCAGTGGCTATTTCGCGGTATTTGGCAGTACCTATGAAATATGGGAAGGGATGTCAGAAAGTATCGACTCTCATGCATTCGATGATCAGCTGAATGAAGATATCCGTGCTTTGATCGACCATGAGACGCGTCTGGTCATCGGACGCACGAAAGCAGGGACACTGCAGCTGCGAGTCGATGATACCGGTCTATGGGGAGATGTAAAGATCAATCGCAACGATGTCGATGCGATGAACGTATACGAACGTGTGAAACGCGGTGATGTCGATCAGTGTTCTATCGGATTTGAAATCATTGACGAAGATGTATCAAGTATTGACAATAAGACGCATTGGACGATCAAAGAAGTGAAGCTATATGAAGTGTCGATTGTTACATTCCCGGCATATGAAGAAACCTGCGTAAGTGCAAGGAAGCGGCAGCTGGAGGATATGACAAAACGCAGCTTCGAAGCTTGGAAAATGAATACGATGAAAAAATTGAAAGGAGAATCGTGATGGCATTAAAAGTATTGTTGATGAGAAATAAGGCAGCAACGAAGAAAAAGCTGCTGGAAGAATTGAGAAGTAAGGATGAAGATTTCCGGACACGGGAACAGGAGCTGGAAGCATCCATCGAGGAGATGGATGAAAGCACACCGGAAGCAGACCGTAAGGTCGTAGAGGACGCTGTGGAAGACCTGACAAAAGAAAAGGATGCTCATGAAGCCGAAAAGAAAAAACTGGAGGATGAGATCGAAGAGCTGGAAAACAAGATCAAGGAGCAGGAAAGTACACCGCCTGAGCCGCAGGCAGGCGATGATCAGGGAGCAAGTCAGAACAGCAGAAGTAAGAGAGGAAAGGAAAGAGAAATGGAAACAAGAACAGAATTTTTCGGACGCACCATGCAGGAAAGAAGTGCGATCTTTGCAAATGAGGAGGTAAAGGACTTCATGCAGCAGGTACGCTCCTGCATCAAAGAAAAAAGAGCGATCGGCAATGCAGGATTGATCATCCCACAAAACTTCCTGCCGATGATCAAAGAGGTGACGGAAGCAAATTCCAAGCTGCTGAAGTATACCAACAAGAGTGATATCACCGGTACGGCACGTATCACGATCATGGGAAGCGTTCCGGAAGCGGTATGGACTGAACAGTGCGGAAAGCTGAATGAGCTGGAGCTGGGCTTCAACGATGTGGAAATGGACGGATTCAAGGTGGCCGGCTTCTTCAAGGTCTGCAATGCGTTGTTGGAAGACAATGATGTGAACCTGGCACAGGAGCTGATCAATGCATTAGGTATCGCGATCGCAAAGGCTAAGGATAAGGCTATCGTATATGGAACAGGCGTCAAGATGCCAATGGGAATCGTCACCCGTCTGGCGCAGACCGTAAAACCAAGCGACCACAACGACACAGAGCGGGAATGGAAAGATCTTCACGAATCCAATATCAAAACGATTACCGGAAAGACAGGAAAAGAGTTGTTCAAGGAGATCGTGCGCTGCCTGAAAATGATCTTTACCGATTATGATTCCGGTAATCTGGTATGGATGATGAATCGACAGACAAAGCTCGATCTTGTCGTGGAAGCGATGGATACGAATATGAATGCAACGATCGTCAGCGGTATGAACGATACGATGCCGGTCGTTGGCGGAAAGGTAGAAGAACTTAAGTTCATGGCCGATGGAGATATTGCATTCGGCTATATGACGAATTACAAGGCTGTACAGCGCAAAGGTCTGCAGCTGGGACAGTCTGAACATGTACGTTTCCTGGAAGATCAAACCGTATTCAAAGGTACGGAGCGATTCGATGGAAAGCCGGTCATCGCGGAAGCATTCGGATTGATCAACATCAACGGAAAGACACCGACGACATCTATCGTGTTCGCACCGGATAAAGCGAATGAAGAGGATGTGCAGTTGGCAAGCTTGAAGATCGGCAGCAATAAACTGTTCCCTGTATTCAGTGCAGGAACCTATGAATACATGGTAAATACCTCAAATGCCAGCAGTAAGATCGAAGCGGTTGCGAAACGTGCAGGAGCTGCCATCACGATCAAGAATAAAGAAACACCTGTGAACAATGGTGAATCCGCATCCTTCACAGATGGAGAAAACACGCTGAGCATCACCGTCAGCTTCGCAGGTGTGGAAAAAGAGTATATCGTAACAGTGAACAAGAGCGCAGCAGCATAAAGGCGGTAAAAGCAGATGGATGAAGAATTGCTGCTCACGGTCTTGAAGCAGGACCTGAAGACGCCACCATCTGAGGAACCATATCTGCGCACCTTGTTGAAAAATGCGGAAGCGCTCATGAAGCGGATGGGGATACAGGACGACGGATCGATGGACTATCAATATACCATCGAACATTATGCGGCGTTCCTGTACCGCAAGCGCGCATCGTCAGAAATGATCATGCCGCGCTTCCTACGCTATGAGCTGAACAATCTGCTGTTTTCTCAGAAAGCGAGGGAATGAAGATGGCCTATACATATGATGATGGGATCGTAGATATCTGTGAAAGAGTGAATGTGGCAGAGCCCGGGAATAAGCCGGAGTACGACTATCGTCCAAG